GCAATATGCCTGGTTTCGTGTGGTATTTTACCCGCGCACTCTTGTTGTTGAGTGTCTTGGGCGGACGGTTCTACACCGATCCGTACCGGTTCTCTGACTATCTAGGTCTTTATAACCCAAATCGTTGCCAATTTTATTTGGTAACTTGATAGTCTTTTCTTACTTTCTTAGGGAGCCTCTTTATGGTTGCTAACGTACACAATTCTGTCTCCTTTCGCTCGAAATACCAGGTTTTGAACGAATGGTCGAATACTTTTTCGGCCAACGAGCAAACCTGGGATGTTCTTGATCCAGGGGAGAAAATTGGTGCTGACAACCCTAATTATAAACAGCAGATTGCTTTACGGCAGGATGCGTCAACCAATTACTCTGTGGGCGGTTTGACTAGCTGGTCTTTACCAACTATTCGTACCCGCACTATTGAGGATTATGGTTTTCCATACTACGCACATTCGGGAGTTTGTATTCTCACGGATGGCTGTCGACTTCCTTTGCTCGTGGATGATGCAGGTCAAAAAGACCTTGCACTGAAACGAATAAAGCGTAAGTTAGCAAGTAGTCAAAATGAGTTTAAGGCTTTGATCCCTTTAGGGGAACTTAAGGAGTTACGCGGACTTGTCCGTTCGACTGCTGAAAGTACCTTTAAGGTGGTTTTAGAATTATCTCAAATTAAGAAAGGTAAAGGTACTGTAAAAGGGCTGCTTCATGCGATGGGTGATTCTTGGTTGAATTACTCATTTGCAATTGCCCCTACGGTTTCTGATACTATTCAGCTTGCTTCAACAATTAGTGATTATTTGCTTAGGCAAGATCACTCTTATGTTGAGCATGCTGGTAGTCAGAGCACGTGGATGTCTACAGACTTCACAGGTGGTCGTTACGTAAACGCAGGTTTGCAATACGATATCCAAAGAAGGATGTACCATAAGCTTACCTATCGTTATTTGTGTGGTGTTAACTTTAATGTTAGTGCCGGTAACAATTATTCTGCTTTTGACGCCTTTGGCGCTACTGAACGGGATATTGCATCAGCTATATATGAGCTTACTCCTTATAGTTGGTTGCTTGATTACTTCACCACTACTGGTGATTGGCTCGAGGACGCGTTTACGAGTCCGGGAATGTCCACAAATTACGTGGTATTAAATACTCACTACGATTATCATTGTGACCTAACATATAGAAAGATACAACCGGTTGCTTACTGGTCTAAAGGACTAGAAGCACCAGAGTATGCTGGATATGTGAATGGGTACCGATTTCGTCGTGAGAAGCTCACCTCCCTACCCCATCGAGCTTTCAGAGTAAAATCTGTCGATGAGATTGGAAAGAGTGCAGTAAACAAATTGCTGAACTTGACTAGCTTGCTAGCGGTTCAGAAACTCCCATCTGGTGCGCATGCGCATCGATGGTCTTCTAACGTGATTTCACGTTAATCATCAATCAAGAGGACATCTTAATGTCAATCACTATACCTTCGCCCTTAACGGGTGCTGCACAAACTGGCTTTACTAGCCCAACTTATACAAACGTAGCTGATGTAGCTCCGGGTAATAATGGCAAACAAGTCGCCGTTACAGCCTTGGGCGGAACGCAAGCTGGAGTAGCCATTCATAGTGTTAGTAATCCTTTCACTATGTCTGTCTTCCGACCTGCTGTTTTGAAAACACTGCCACAAGCGAACCCCATTACTGGGGTTATCAAGGGTATTTCGAACAACACTTACAAAGTGATTACTCGAAAAGGTGTTATTCCCGCGTTAAATCAATCGGCTATTGTTATGCCAATTGTCACGACGATTCCGGTTCCCGCGGGTGCCGACACCTATGACGCCGCTTCCATTCGTGCTGCCTTGTCTGCTCATATAGGACTTTTAAGTGCTATTGCTGCAGGTTTTGGTGACACGACGGTTAGCGGTATCTTATAACTGTCGAAAGGAGGCGTAGGCGCACTGATACGTGGATTTCTAGAGTACGGGCTGCATTATTGCAGCTTGAAGTGCTTATTATCCATGTTTTAGTTGCTTATGCTTATCTTTTTGGCCCTCTTGATCTTCATGAAAGGTGAAGCTGTATAATTAATTTATTGGGGAATCTCCATGAGTTTATTGAAAGTTAGTAAGGCTTTTTTGCCTGTGTGGCATCCGGATAATAATGAGGCGAAGTTACGCTCTTTTATCCAGACCTTACGTTTGGAAGCACAGTCCATGTTGAGTGTAGTTTCTGAGCGACCCTTCGAAAGAAAGGCTGCTGCTTTATTGCGATTATTTGACCGAGCTGATAAAAAGGCTATGTCTACTAATCCAGAACTACATTCACGCGCAGTTAGCGATTTCATTATTTATAATGAAAAAGCGCGGCTTGTGAATATCTCACTGTCCGCTGATCATATTAACAATGCTAAGTTATTCATCGCGCAAGCGCTGGAGAACTTTACTTTCGCATCTGTTGGTAGTCATCAGTGTTCAATGGATCTAGGTTACCTTCTTTCACTTTGGCGTTATGGCCCAGGTTCCTCTCAAGGAACTAAGTCTACACACTTCTGTGATAAGATCTTAATAAAGCAACCTAGCTGTACTGCTGATGCTGCTCCGTTAGCACGCTTAATGCGTATGATGAATCACCAACTTCTTGCCTTTGATGGCATGAAGAAATGTGTATTCAAATTAGCTACGGGTAGTACGCTTTCCACCGTTCCTAAGAACGCAGATACAAATCGCACCATAGCAACGGAACCCCTTATGAACATGGCCTTGCAGCTTGCTGCAGGCATGTACATGGAGGGGGCGCTTCGTGGTATCGGTATAGATATATCAAATCAACAAGATGTGAATAACATTCTTGCTAAGGCTGGTTCTGTTGATGGTACTTTGTGCACCATTGACTTAAAACATGCTTCTGATTTAATAACTCCTATGCTGATTAAGGCGATTTGGCCTGAAGAGTGGTATTCTTTGTTGATGGCTATTCGTAGCCCATTAATAAAGTTAGATCCTAAATTGGATGATGCCAACTCTTTAACACTGCATGATGTCAACGATGGGAAATGGTTTTACATTCCCTATGATGACGTTAACTATTCTTGCTTTGGTCTATTCTGCGGTTTGCGAAAGTGAACCTCCTTTGAGATTGAATAAGAAGCGGTATGGTGTTTTTGGAGACGATATTATTTGTCCTTCAAAACACTATAATGCAGTTGTAGGCGTACTGGCTGATGCGGGTCTTGTCGTTAATCTAGACAAGTCCTACTCAGATGGGCCGTTCCGTGAATCGTGTGGTGGAGATTACTATGAGGGGTACAATATAACCCCTTTCTATGTGAAATCCATTTATACGGATCAGGAGCTATATGTTGCGATAAATCAGGTTCAGACGTGGTGTGGAAGGACAGGAGTATTCCTGCCCCGCACTATGGCTTTTCTGATTAATCTTTTGCAACATACGTCGGCCCCGTTCTATGTACCTCATTGGGAAGATGCCACAGCTGGCATCCGTTGTTCCCAGGTACATAATCGGTACTTCTGCTACAAACCTATTGTTTACAATACCACACGAAAAGTGAAGAACTATCGTGCGTTCATATTGTCCGCAGTAGGCAGCTATTGTAGCAGCGCCGGAGGAGACCGTTATTCTTATGTCAGACGACCTTCTGCACTTGAAAAAGTGGAGAGGCGAAATGCTGACATTGAGTATGAAACGGTCCGTAAGAGATTCCCACGTGGGTATCTCAATGGTCATGATTATACGTCGTATAATCGTGTGTATGGTGAGAACCTTGATTTAAATCTGTCGTTATCCTTACTAGTTTGTATGGATTAGATTTAAGCCGGGCCTGCGGTGCTTATTTGCGCCGCGGCTGTAAGGTCTCGTTTTACCGAGTTGGA